ATCCGCATCCTGGACATCTATTTCGAGTTCGCGGGCATCGGCCTGGACAACGGCGGCAACGGCCTCGCGGTCGCGCAGGAACTGACGAGCCTGGACAAGTTCAAGGACCGCAATTTCCTCGGGCGGCTTATGGGCTTCGACTTCGGCGGCAACACCATCGTCGCCTGGGACGAAGCGGGAAAGCCAATCAAGAAGCGCACGAAAGAGCACATGACGGCGCTGATAAACGCAGCGATGCGGAGGCGACAGATCGTATTTCCCCGCGACGACCGACAGATCGAGGAGCAATTCGCCACGCAGACCTACACCATGAACAACGGCCGCGTGACCTACAGTAAGGGCAACGACCACGTGATCGACGCCGTGCGTTGCGCGTTGCTGGTCAAGGACCGCAAGGGGTTCCAGGGCGGCGGGCCGCAGTTCGAAGAGGTCTTCATCATGCCGATGGCAACAGACCCGATTTTCGATTGAGGATGAAATGAGAAACACGCAACAAAAAGCACCGAAGCAGAACTCGCCCCGGATGCAGGGCGCTTCGGACCCGATGGCTTCCTTCGCCATTATCCTGGACCCCTCGCGCATGGGCACGGCGGCGGCGCTGGCCCCCAATCTGTTCGAGAAGCACGGCGTCAAAGATTCGATTCCCGCCGAGTGGCACGAGCGCGCAGCGAAAGCCTGGGAGTATTACCTCGAAGAACCCATCGTTTCGAACACGATCAACTCGTGGCGCGTCTTCGCATTGGGCGACGAGATCGATGTGACCAGCGAGGAGGAGGCCACTCAGGAGCAGGCGCGGGAGATGTTCTACCGGCTCGAACTCAACGGGTTCGTTAAGGACATGATTTTGCAGCTGCTCGTGAAAGGCGACTGCATCGGGTATCTCAAGCGCACGCCCGAGGGCGACGACCTGGCCAAGGTGGTCTGCGTCAATCCGGTCAGCGTGAAGCTCAAGTTTGTGAACGGACTGCTGACGGAAGCGAAGCAGCGCAAAGAAATGGCTGACGGCACCTTCGACGCCGGGGATGAGGGCGTTTCGCTTCCCCTCGATCAGATGCTCCACGTCAAATGGAACGCTCCGGAGTTCGCGCCGCGCGGCAACAGCCTGGTGCTTCCCGCCTTCGAGTCCATCGAACTGCTTCGGGATTTCCGCAAGGCCGAGCGCGCCATCGCCAAGCGGTGGACGACGCCGCTTCGTTTCATCCAGGTCGGCGGGCAGTTCGGGGACAAGGTCATCATGCCGAGTCAGAAGATGATCGACACGCTCAAGGGCGAACTGAACAAGATGGACCTGAAGAGCGGACTGGTCGTGCCGTTTTACGTGAAGGCGGAAACCTACGGCAACGAAGGGCACGTCCTCGATACCGAACGCAAGGTCAAGGAGGTTAAGGAGGACATCCTCGTGGCGCTCGGCATGGCGCGCAGCATCGTCACCGGCGACGGTCCCAACTTCGCCACGGCCTCGGTCTCGATGCAGAAGATGGTGATCATGCTCAAGGAGATCAAACAGGCCGCGCGACGGATTCTGGATTGGGTCTTTTACGAGTGGATGGAACTCAAGGGCATAGACGCCGACGTGGATTACGCTTTCTCCGATCTGGACCTGACCAGCGAAGTTGACCAGAAGCGCCTGCTCATCGATCTCTACGACCGGAATCTCATATCGAAAAACACCTTGCAGGCCAAGATGGACCTCAATCCCGAGGTGGAAACCGCCAACCGCGCCAAGGAACAGCGCCTGGTCGACATGAACTGGGACATTAAGGACGTGACCTCCCTCGTGCAGCTGGGGATCATGAGCCCGGCGTCGGCCAGAAAGCTGCTGGGGATGGAAGATTCCGCCGAGGATCAGGCGATCCAGCAGGAAGAGCAACAGGCGGTGGAAGCCATGTATGCGGACGCGGCGGCCAAGACCCGCGCCTCTGGCGAAACCTGCAGCGACTGTGTCCATTTCGACGAGGAGACCAACCGCTGCCGGGTGCTGGAACGGGATGCCTCGCTTTTCGATTCGGCCTGCCGGTTTTTCCGTAACGCGGCGGTCTAAATGCTGGCCGTCGCCCTCGACCAGTCCGAACGCATCAAGCAAGCGGTCGCTTCGTCGTTTGCGGCCCGCGATCTGTACACCGAAAAGCAGGTCGCGGCGCTCGTCGGTTCATTGCGCGAGGCCGAAAAGCGGATCAAGGCCGATCTACTCAGGTACGCCGACCTTGGATCGCTCACGCCCGGGCAGTCCATCAATCAGGTCCGGCTCGCGGCGCTCAACGAGCGGATCGACGACACGATCAAATCGCTCAAGATCGAGCACACTCTTGCCCTGAAATCCGCCGCCAAGGAATCCCACCTCGAAGGGATTACCCAGGGCGCCCTCGAACTCAAGGTCCACGGCCTGCCCGCATACGATTCGCTCACCGACGAATCCGCGAAGCGACTGGCCAAGGATGCGTTTTCCCTCATGGACAAAAGTGCGCTCGATTTCCTCGTGCGCTTCGACGTCCAGCTGGCCGGTCAGGTTTCGACGGATCTGCTGACAGGCGTGAAAAACGCGCTGACGGTCGGGATCGCGCAGGGTTTGTCCATCCCGAATATCGCCAGGAACATCGGCTCGGTGATTCTGGACAAGGAGGCCTTCAAACAGGCGGGCAAGACCGTTTTCGCCTCGGCGCAGCAGCGCATTGAACTGATCGCCCGCACGGAAATCTTGCGAGCCCACAACCAGGGGAGGCTCAAGTTTTACGACACGGTCGGCGTCCGCGAGGTCCGGTGGATGGTCGCGGCTGATGAGCGGCTGTGCCCGATCTGTTCGGCATTGGCGGGGCAAGTCTTTCCCATCGACAAAATGCCTCCATTGCCTCGACATCCAAATTGCAGGTGTACCTGCCACGCCATGCCGCTACGCGTTTGCTCGACCGAGACGCTCAAGCTCCAGGCGATGGCAGGTCCGGCGGATGCGGCCGGCGCATGTCTCATGACGCCGCAGCAGGTCCACGACGTCTCTGGAGCACAGAAAGTCGAGCAAGCGCAGACCAACAAGGCGATCAAACAGGGCGACTACGAATCGCTGGGCCTGAAACCGCTCCAGAAGGAATGCAAGAAACGCGGGATTTCGATTTACCGGACCAAGGCCGATTTCATCAAGCTGCTTGGCCAGCAGAATCCGGGAATCGATTATTCGACGTGGGCGACCAAGGACATCATGGCCGAAATCGCCAAGCAGAGCATCGGCAAGACCTGCACGAAGGAAGACCTGATCGCCCTGCTGAAGCAGTGGGACGCGGCGCACGCGGCGATCATCAAAGAGGCGGCGGAAACGCTGCCCGACTTCGCTTCGATGACCGTCAAGCAGTTGCAGGACCAGTGTCTGAAAAACGGCATCTCCATCGCCAAGACGAAAAATCATTTCATTGCCGAACTGGAGAAGCTCGAACCCAATCCCGCCAAGCCTCACTTCATGCTCAAGGGCCAGGAACTCCAAGCCAAAATCAAGCAGTTCGGGATCGGCAAGCTCAAAACAAAGGACATGCTGATCTCGGACCTGCAAAAGACGCTCTCCATCGACAAGAAGGCGGTCCAGGCGGTCGAGGAAGCAGTCAAGCACAAGACCGATCTGGTCAAGGCCATCGAATCAGTGGTGCTTCCCGACGAACCGGCGCAGTACCAGACGTTTCTCGATTCGGCGAAGAAGGCAGCGCAGGCGTATTCCCAGCATGCGGATTTTCTGGCTGCCTCGGACGTTGGTCCGCTTTCGGAAACACTCGCCCAGAAAATCTCGGCCTGGGAAAGTCAGGTCAAAAACATGTCGCTGGACGATCTGAAAAAGCTCGCCCAGCAAACCAAGCTCAAGCATTACCAGTGGCACAACAAAGACGAACTGATTGCCCGATTCACGGTCTTCGACGAAGCGGAATTGGCCAAGATCGAGACTTCGGTCGAAGCGAAATGGGCGAAGTGGGCCGAGAAGCATGGCGGTAAAAAGGCCAAGACCGCCCCGGCTCCGAAACCGAAACCGGCCGCAGAACCGCAAAAGCCTGTCAGCATCCCGGAGACTCCGCTTCCGCCGAAAGACCCGACGAAGCTCGCACCTGTCGACGAGCCGTTTCGGGATGTTGATGCCCAATGGGAAAGGATCAAGGCGAGAAAGCCATTCAAGAACCGGCGCGAGGTGCGCTCGGAACTCGGCGGTGCGCATCGCAAGTTCATTTACGACGACGACCAGGGCAATCAGTGGCTCTTCAAGCCGATCTCCGAGGATTTCCGCGCCCACGGCGACGAGGTCGCCTATCGCATCGGTCGCCTGATTGATCCGGATGCAGTGGAAGTTCGGCTCATTGAACTGGACGGGGAGACCGGCTCGATCCAGCGGATGGTGCCCAAGCTCAAGGCGCAGAAGGATTTCAAGGGCATCGATCCGAAAGATCTGCAGCCCGCCGAATTAGAGCAGGTGCAACGCGAGCACGTCATCGACTGGCTGATCAGCAACCACGATGGCCACTGGGAAAATTTCCTGCGAGGCACGGACGGCCATCTCTACGGAATCGACAAGGGCCAGCTGTATAAATTCCTTGGCGATGACGCACTCGACATCGCCTACCACCCCAACGCGGTTCATGGCGCATCCGAACCGTATTACAACACGGTCATGCGGGCCTTTGCCGAGGGCAAGGTCGACCTCGATCTGCAGGCGACGCTCAAGTACATCGAACGCGTTGAGGCGATCCCTGACGAGCAGTTCCTCGACATGCTTCGGCCTTATGCGGAGCGGCGATTCAAAAAAGGGTCGGCCAAGCTCGACGCCTTTTACCAGATGGCCCTAGACCGCAAGCACAGCGTCCGGAGCGATTTCGAGAAGTTCTACGGCAACCTGGCGAAAAAGCGCGGGCTGCCCGGTTTCTCGTTCGATGCGAAGGCTGCGAAGAAGGGCGCGGCGCGACTCGGGCAGTTCGAGCAGCGCATGGTGGAGGACGCGGCCGAGGCTGGATGGCAGGGCAAATCAATCCCCATCGACGTCGACCAAATCGAGGACCAGAACGCGTTGGTCTTCCAGCAGACCGTGAAGAAAAGCGGCAAGGTCACAGGCAAGCAGACGGTCGTCCAAATCAAGGTGCGCCCCGAACACGAGGACAAGATTCTGGAAGCCATCGGCAAAGCTGGTCCTGCTGGAACAAAACGGATATTGCCCCAGGTCGGCGCACCTCTTCCGGAAGACGAGTTTTACGATACGATCCTGACAGCTGTGAAGTCGGTGAATCACCACTTCGCGGACAAGAACTTCAACGAAAATTCTATCGACGCCGCTATGAAGCTCAAAACCAAGCTCTCGAAGCTCCTCAAGCACGAGGACGCGGAAGTCAGACGCATGGCTGAGGATTACCTCGCAAAAATCGACGAACTCCACGCCGTCGTTGAAAAGATGAAAAGCGGTGGCGATCTGGGAAAGAAGGTCTCGAAGTTTGTCCAGGCCATCCGAAAGACCGAGCCGAAAGCAGTACAAGCCGCCAAGCCGAAGGAAATGGTTGTTCGCAAAAGCAAGGTGCTGATGCAAAAGCGGACGAACACGGCTGGCGAGATCATCACCGATGGGTCCGAGCACGATCTTTCGGCCGTTTTCAAACACTCGATGTCCGATGGCACGCAGTTCGAGATCGAGTTCGAAGACGGCGTCACAGCGATCTACCGCCCCTGGGCTGGCAACAAGAACGTCTTTGCAACAGCGGGGGAAATGGAAATTCGGATCGATGGGGTGTGTACGCCTGACATCGTGGAAAAAGCCCTTGAGAAGATTGAGCGTTTGGGCCTGAATGCATCCCCAGCAAGCATCGAGGACGCGGAGTTCATGTACTTGCAGAAACAGGCCTACATTATGGGCATCGATAAATCGCCACGCTTCAAGAAAGCGATGGCGAGCGCGGAGGGCCTCAAGACCAGACAGGGGCAGGTGAAGATTTTGCGTCAGTTCTGGAATGCCGAACTGG